ATTGTTAATAAATGTTTGTATTCTCCACCATGTGAATCGGTAGTAAAAGACATACTTGTACTACCATCATTACCAGTTCCTTCACCAACTAAAGTTCGACCTTGGCCAAAGCGTTCCCAAGTGCCACCTAAGAATGTACCAGGATTGACATTGTTGTAAGTTATATAAACTGATCCTACTGGATACATCGCACTTTTGATTGAGTTAATTAATTTATCCCAATCACGATACATAACAGTGTTACCACCGTTAACTAATATCTTAGTTGAGGATGTGTTCTCTTTGACCGAATTAATTGCTAAATCGCCATTAACAGTTAATCGGTTAGCATTATTACCATCTTGACCGAAGAAAGTAAGCGATTTTCCATCTTTACCAAAGTTAATCAACGTGTAAGTTGGTGTAACTGTAACTATTTGCCATGAGTAATCGCTCATAAATTTATCTTTAACACCGAATGCAATTTCATACGTTGTAGTTGTTGAGGTTAATAAATTACCTGCTTTGTAATCTTGATTCAATGTGTAATTGTTAGCCCACGAATTAATCTTAGTCCAACTAGTAGCGCCACTTGCTCGATACTGAATATAGAATGATGTTACATTCTTGTTCGATAAACTTGTAAATCCTACTTTGAAGTGTAATAACGCATACGTTCCACTTGATTCATCTACTGCATAGCCTGAGTTAGCACGCTTTGCACTTACATTAGTCAAACTAGGTGAGTTGTATGCAACTACATTTATTGAACCACTCTTAGTAGCAGTTCTACCACGTGAATCTGTAACTGTGATTGTGTACGACAATGTACCACTATTTTGAATGGCTTGAGTTGTGAACGTGCTACCGCTATATGTTTGGCCATTAAATTTAGTCGATACTGATGTGATCGTTGAGCCTTGATTACCACTTGTAGCAATCGTGAATTTTAACTTTGATTGACTCTGAACATATTGACCTATTCCTGCGCAAATTGAATTTGTATCAGATATTGATACAGTTCCGATACTAGGAACGACACCACTTCTTACTTTAATTGTCGCGTTTACTGTTTTAGAACCAACTGATGTTGAACCACTGATTGTTTCTAATGTAAATGTAGCAATACCACTTGTTGAATCAGGAATATTCTTTTCCCAATCTGTCGGAATGGTATAAGAAAAGCTAGGGGATGTTGTACCACTAGCTATTGTTCCTATTTGTGTTTTTGTTCCGTTCCAAGTTACATAAACTTTATGTGAAAAGTTGCTTGATGCGCTTGTACCACTAATCTTAATTGCACTACCACAATCTAAACTAGGTTTATCAATTGATGGAGTAGTTGCACGTGGTATTGTCGTTAACTTTAAACTACCACTGCATGATCCTGTCGTTGGTAAATATGTTCCTCTGTCTGCATTATTAAATGATGCACTGACTGATATGGATTTAGAACCGTCCGCATTATGCGATACAGTAGTTGTTCCACTCGCTACCCATACAGTCTGACCATTGCCAACTGTAGGTTTATGAACCGCACTGTGTACAGTTGAACCATTTATTACTACAGTATAAGTTTCTGCTAAACCATAGTGATTATGGTATGCAGTGTTCGAACGGATACCAACCCACCACTCAACTTGAGATGTGTTATTTTCAATTGAATAAGACTTTTCGGAAACATCCAATAATAATGAATACTTATCAGTCTGCCCTGTGCTTATCCCTATATTTCCACTAAATTGTGCCATTCAATTCACCTACCTTATCTTTTTAAAATCAAGAGATCCATTCGCTCTTGGAACAAATCCAAAGTTACCGATTTTTAAAGACTGCGTAAATTGACCATCTGTAATGTACATTGTTTGGTCGTTTATATATGTTACCTTTGCACCATTTTTTTGAATTGACCATTCTTGATTTGTAATCTTAGTTTTAAATGCACTGTCTGATTTACCTAAAGTCAATCCATCATTATCAAAGCTCATGTAATTATTTACGTTGTCTGTGGTTTGCTTTAATCCATCAACACGACCATTTACACTGTCGATTTGACCGCTCATCTCATTCTTAGCATCAGTAACTGATTGATTAATTGACCATGTAAAGTCTTTCTTTGTTTGAGTAAATTGACTTGATACATCTTTTTGATAGTGCTCAAATGCAGAATTTGATACGTAAGTTTCGCTAACTTTTGAAGTAATTTCATTTGCCTTAGTCTCAATTGCAGATTGACGAGTGGTGCTTTCTTCATTTACAGCTTCCCATGAACTATCACAAACTGGTGTTGTATAAGTCGTTGAAGCAGGATTCTTATAAACAATTTTATATCTAGTCCATAAATATTTACCATTTGACCATGTAGGCATTGATTCAACCCAAGATCCACCACTTTGAGTGGTCTTAGAATCGCTCATGTAATACTGTTGAGTCATACTAGCTACACCAGTACCAGTCGCACCAGTAGGACCAGTCGGCCCTTGAGCCCCTGTCGCTCCTTTGACACCTTGGACTCCTTGCGGACCTTGAATGCCTTGAGGCCCTTGAGCTCCGGTAGCGCCTTTATCACCTTTCAATCCCTGAGGACCTTGAGGACCAACATCTCCTTTTAATCCCTGTACCCCTTGCGGTCCACGTTCTCCTGTGGCACCAGTGGCTCCTCTATCTCCTTGAGCTCCTTTTATTTTGGCCCATGTATAACTTGAAACTGAAGTAGAGTCTGCTTCAACAAAATCTGTATAAGTACCAATGTAATCACCTACAGTCTCTCCTGAATTAGAAGTAAATGTTTTACCTCCATCATTCGAATACTTTACATGAAAATATGTAGTTTTTCCTGTAGCTCCATCTTTACCAGGAGTTCCATTAGTTCCATCTTTTACAGTTTGACTTGTTTTTGTACCATCAGGATTATTTACAGTAATAGTCGTAACATTACCACTTTTGCTAACAGACACAGTTGGTGATTTACCATCAGCACCTTTAGGACCAGTATCTCCTTTAACGCCTTGAGGACCCTGTGAACCTGTCTCGCCCTTAACTCCTTGAGGCCCTTGAGGTCCTGTTTGTCCGATTTCACCTTTGTCACCTTTCGCTCCATTCACACCCATACGAGCTACAGAATATCCAACAGTAGGAGTTCCGCTTGTATAGTTAGTTGTTGTTTTAGTCCATAAATATGAACCTTGAGTAACAAATGGAATTGTAGCGGACCATGTACCAGTAGGTACAGTAGTGCCAGAAGTAGAAGCTTGATACTCAACAGTTGTACTTGCCACACCTCGTCCGTCAAACTCACCACTATTAGCACGATCAGTTAAGTTATTAGCTTTATTTAATGCACTTGATGCATTACTGTTTGCACTGCTCGCAATTCCTTTTATTTCAGTGACCGATTTAGCTTGTAACGTGAATTTTTCTGCGTTCTGCTTAATTGCAGTTTCAGTTTTGGTAACACGATTTGTTAAAGCGTTCAAATCTTTCTGTGCTTGTTCTGCATTGGCTTTAGCAGTATCTGCAGTTGTTTGTGCAGCCTTAGCATTGTCGATTGCAGTCTGTGCATTACTTTGAGCAGTAGATGCATCAGTTTGAGCTTTCTTGACTGCAGACTCTGCATTGGTTAATCGAGTTTGGGCTTTTGTGATTTCGCCTTCTGTGGCATCAACTCTACCTGTAACTGTCTCTAAATTCGCTTTTGCATCCGCTAACTCTTTGTTAGCGTTGTCTAGATTAGTCTGAGCACTGTCTGCTTTCTTTTTAGCTTCATCCGCTAAAGTTTGAGCATTATGAGCGTTGCCTAAAGCTTTATCCGCTTGAGCTTGAGCATCTGTTGCTTTCTTTGTTGCATCAGTAATATCTTTCTGAGCTTGAGTTGTATCAGACTGCAATTTTTCAATAGAACTAGCATGAGTTGATATTGTATCTGCAGTTTGTTTGAATTGAGTGTTAACACTTCCTTCAAGTGTTGTTAAATCACTCTTAGAAGCATAAGTTTGTGAAACTGTAGTCGACAACTCACCGACTTTCTTTTCAATCTCAGTACTTACATCTGCGTGGATTGATTTTGATTCGTTTGTTAAATCAACTTTTGTAGCGTATGTTTCTTTGACTATATTGATCTCTTTAGCATTAGCATTTACTTTATCAACTGCATCTTGAATTTGTTGCTTTGAATCAGTAATATCACCTTTAATTGCATCAATCTGTTCTTGTGCTTTACCAGTACTTGTATTTGCTTGTTCTGCTAGTTTCTTAGCATCCTCAGATTGAGTGTTCGCGGTATTAGCTAATTCATTCGCTTTACTTGCAGTCGTTTGAGCTTGTGCTGCCTTATCAACTGCTTCTTTTGATTGAGTGTTTGCTTGAGATACTTGAGTATGAATCTCACCAATCTTTGCATCAATCTCATTCCAGGTGTTGTCAAATATAGCTTTCGTGTACTTGATTTCACTTGGATTAACATACGTACATTTCCAACGTTTCCATAGAAACTTATCACTTTGATAAACCACATTACCAACAAACCACTCACCACCGATTAATTCGGTTTGAGAAGTCGAATAATAGAACTGTTCTTCGGCACTCACAAATGACTGACCATCTTCACCTTTAATTACCGACCATCTATATTTTGTTGGATCATCAGAACCATACTGCTTTGAATCCGAATACTGACCAATAAATTTACGATTTGAATCTGTCAAGCTAAAATCAACACGACCATCTGAACTGTTGGCATAGGCAATATGCACATAAGCACTAGTTCCATTCTGACCGTCTTGTAAACGCATTACAGTTACTTCTGCAGTTGCTTTAAGTATTTCACCACTCATAGCTTTAAAGCGATACACGGCCTTTTCTGATAGATCTGAGGCACTAACTGTGATTGTTTGGTTTGTTGATATTTGTACATCATCCTTGAACCATGTGATTGAATACTTAGATGTAATATCAACACCATCATCCTTGACTAATGCGGTCAATTTAGTTGAATCTGAATCCGTCTTAAACAGAACTCCATTTGAAGATACAATTGAGCCTTCATAAACCTTTTTCAATTCAATCATCTTGTTCATTTCTGAAATAAGAGCCGAACTAATCTGCGATTGTTTTTCTTCAAAGTTATCAAATATCGTCTTGCACTTCTCGGAATCCGTGAAACAAATCTCTTGTTCAGTGATTCGTGCTTCTAAATATAAAGTAGGTGAATACTCTGCATCTTCAATCGTGAATGTATCACCAATATCACCATCAATATATGCGTCAACATCGTATGTAACTTTAGGGACACAGTTCTTTTTCAATTGAGCTAAAGCTTGACCGTACAGCGCTTCTACATTTTCAGTTTCATAAGACCAAATTTGCACTGCGTACATATCATTTGAATGATTCGTAAGCAATGTTGAAGGGAATCTGTCTCTAGCTTGAGGTGCTAGTATGTTATTTCCGTTAACCTTATACAAAACATTTCCATTTGCATCTCTAATAACACGACCACTGATTGAGTTAAGCTGCAAACCATTTGTTCCTGTCGGCCTGATTGCGGTATATAGCTCAGTAATATCACTTGTTTTTGTGATTCCGTAAATGTTGTTTGGGTATCTCAAGATCGTACTGCGTTTGTCGTGTCCCATACCTTGAACAGAATCAGAATGAGCACGATAAATATTCAGTACAACATTCTTCAACGAATAATCATCATTTAATTCTGTAACAAATTCTAATTCTGCATCGAATACATTTGCGATTGAATACAATCTTGCAAGTACTGTATCTGTACCTGTCCATTCGTGCGTAAGATGTTTGTTTCTCACTTCATTCTTACCGACAACAAAAGCTTGCTCAAATCCAAATGAGTGGATATATTCAACGATTTCCATTGGTCTAGTAGCTTTATATTCGCCTACATACTCGTTTGTTAATTCAAGGCAAAGACCATAGGCGGTAACACTTGTGGTATCACCACCTTTTTCAACGCTCATAATCGTTAAATGATAGTCTTTGTCTTTGCGTTTAAAACTTAGCTTGTTTCCTTCAACTAAAAAGACTGCATCATCATGTGCAGTCATCGTTGTAAATTCAAATGTATATGCCGAACCTTTTAAATACGTATGCAAAATCTCATCAAAATAATGCATAGCACTAGGCACAGTGTTGTCTAGAAAAGTTAATACCTTATTATAAGGACTTAATACCGCTATTCTAATTTGTTCCATTACAACCATGCCTCCCTTATTTTAGCTTTTACAATCGGTTGAGATTTTGTCCATTCTGAGCACGTAACTTTAACTTCTGACGTTCCAACTGGTGCTTTAAAATATTGAGTACCTAACACCTCATCTTCCGGTCTAGCCATTCCATTCACATAAACATGAGATGATTTACCATCAATCGTGATATTTGTTCCGTTAGGATACCTATTAGGAATATCCTTCCATTTTTCAACATTCATTTTTTCAAAGTCGATAACATCAAATCCAATCATAGACATGAACTTATTACCGCCTCTATCACCCCATTGTTTCACTGCAATTTGAATCTTTGCACACTTCATGTTTTCAATCTCTGGGATGTAGAAGTTGTAGTATCTCGCCCAAAAGAAGAATCGAATATTCGCTCCTTCTTTTAAAACATCGCAACTTCCCCATTTGTAATAAAAAGGATTCTGAGCTTGTAAATGCGATGTTGTAAATTCCCACTCTTTCACAACTATTCCATTAGCTAACACTTGATAATGTCCTGTATTGCCAACAGAATCAGTCTTGTACCAGTTACATCCACATATCAATTTATCATCTTCTGTCAAAAAGTTGATACACATCTCTCCGGTTTGGCCCATAAGACCAGCATAAAAACACAAATGAAACCAACAATAGAAGTTCTGAGCACCACTCTTATCTCCACTTGAATCTGCAGGCAACACAAATGTTCTTAATCCACCATTCGCATTCCCTTTTTTTGTTCCAGCAGAGCCTAAACCTATAAATTTCTTATCGAACCAAGTGTGTTCGACTAACGTTCCATTTGTTCCATAACTTGGATGCATTACATCAGTACCGCCAATATCATCTGAACATTTATAAAAATCATCAATAGATGCTAACCATTCACTTTGTTTGTACGTCTCACCATCCAATTCTTCGATTTTTCCGTACTGCATGATTCCTTCTTTAGATACCAAACCAATATATCCTGTTTCGGATGTTGTTGTGATGTCATAATCAACACTAACTGGCACTGTACCTTCGTTAACAATATTTAGAACACCATCAGTAGCAACGAACTCTTTTTCTGTTGTCGAATATTTGCGTGGGTCTGTACAATAAATTTCGATTTCACCGATCACGTTATTACTTCCACCATCAACCTGTGTATTTGAAGTCTTTGTTCCAATGAAATACTTATCGCTTTCATCGTTAAAATTGACTTTTACTTGCTCACCACTCAACAGTTTATTCATTTTATTGAAAGCATCACGAAATTCTCTACTGCCTCTAGCTAATAATTGATGCCTAACAGTAATTGTTCTTGTAGGTGTAGTTTTATATTTGTAATAAGAGCCATCCATTCCATCAATTTCTTGATCCGTAACTTCTGATTCCATTAACTCACGACCTGTTACAGAAAGTGTTCGATAACCATCAATTTCATTTTCTAAATAAACCCCATTATATGACATGGCTTCTGTCGGTAGATTAGTACCGACAATGCCACTGTTCACTGTATTTACGAATGCATACATTACTTGTTACCTCGCAATCTATCATTGAATTTAGAGTGTCTATTAAACTCATTCTGATTCGCTCTATATGTTGCACGTGCAAATTCACGATCATTAATATAAAGCGGTGTCTCAATCGTCAACTGAGTATTGTTCGTATATTCGTAATCAGGATTCATATCACTTACAATCCCTCCAAAAGCCATTTTAGGAGCATCTAACATTGGGAGATATAATAAGTCCTCTGAAGCTCTTTTTACGTCAGAATACATTGATTCAAGGCCTAGAACAAAACCTTTACCAATCCACATACCATCTTTTCTAGTAACTTTAGATGGAGAACCGATTTTAGCTTTTGCTTGAATAGCTGCATCCGCAGCAGCTGCTAAACTAGCGGCCGCTGCTCTAACAGAACCTTCACTTGCTCTTAATCCATTTGCTAAGCCTTGACCAATCATCTGACCACAGTAATATGCTCGTGATTGGCATGAATTGAATGCAGATAGAATTGATTGGCATGAACTTTTTGCAACTGATACACCTGTTTTAAGACCGCTTGATAAGCCTTTAGTAAATTTAGTTCCCATTACAGTACCACTAGTTGTTGCTTTTGCTTCTGCATTTGTCATTGCGGTAACAATTGCGTTAATAGACGTTACTGATGCACTAGATGCACTTGTAAATGCGCTACTAATTGTTGATGCTACTGTAACTAACATCGCAATACTTGTTGCAGTAGCCATTACGGAACTTGCAACTGGTGCAATAGCTCCTGCAAATGCAGTCATAGCTCCACTTGCAACTGTTAATGGTTCTGAAATTCCGCTTAAAGAGCTTAAAGCATCTGATAATGACGGAATTGTTGCCGATAATGATTCAATACCTGCTTGAGTTGATACGATCATTGTTAATGCGGTTGCTAATGCCATCATTTGAGCACCAATATCTCCCATTCCACTTGATGCAGTTGCAATAGCTCCAATTCCTACTGCTACCGCTCCTAGACTAGCTCCCATATCAATTAAGTTAAGGCTCGTAATAATCTTGATTCCATTTGCTAGTTGCTTGAAACCTTTACCTGCATTTAATGCAGACTGTCCAATAGATTTAATCACTCCTGATACTGAGTTTAAGATTCCACTTACTGTTTCTCCAAAAGATGTAATTACATCGCTGATACCTTCAAATACATCTTTGATGACTGGGCCACATGCAGAGACAACATCTGCAACACCTTCGAGAACCATTTGCAAGCCTTCACCTTGTGAACCGACTAATGCCATAGCAGCACCAGTGGCAAGAATAGCCGCTGCCAACGCTAACCATGTAGTAGGTGGTACCATTGCAATCGCAGTTCCTAAACCTGTAAATGCAGTTGCTAAACCCTGGCCGATCCCTTGCGCTACTGTACTGATTGCTGTACCAAATGATTCAATAACAGTACCGACTCCTTCTAACGCGGATTTGATTCCATTTCCAAGTCCTTCGAATACATTACTAACTGCATCTCCTAGACTGGTAATAATTCCTTTTGCTCCTTCACACACAGAAGAAATAACATTTGAAATCCCTTCAAATGCAGAATTAACAATCTGAGCTGCTTTGGATGTTTTTTGTGCAGTACGCATCGTTGCATCACCGATTCCATCACTAGGAGTCTCATTTTGTGGTAATTTCCCAGGTATTTCTTGAGTCGGTTCTTTTCCTAAACCTTTGATTTTATCAATGATTGATTTTAGTTTAGAATATCCACTCTTTGCAGAGCCAACAACTCCACCAATCATACTAGATACTTTGCTACCAACTTTAATGCCAACAAATGCTCCGGCTAACAATTTAACTGCACTCGCAAATTTCTTAACATCTTCTGTTTTAAGATTTGCTACAAAGTCTGCAATCTTACTTGTTACATCTTCTACTTTTGCAATGATATTTCCAATATCCTGTCCTAACTGTTCAAAGACTTTGCTATCCTGTAACTTATCCATTACATTTCCGATAGCATCTTTGATTTTATCGAACATTGTGATTGCATTCTGTACGGCATCTGTTTTCATAAAGCCATCATAGAATTGCTTTATCATGTTTTTTGCATTGTTCGCTCTGTCTGCAAGCCAATCCATAGCTTTTGAAACATTTTCCATGACTCCAGGTTTAAAATCCCATGTCAAACCATCATCTTTAGTTTCCATGATTGAATTTCTGAAATCATAGATTTTTGACTTGATCTTTTCTAGATTATCAACCAATCCTCCCATAGCTTTTGATTTCAGCATGTTGTTCATAGCAGACATGAACCCTTGTTCAAGGTTCTGTACTGCACTTTTGATATTAGTCATGGACGTTTTGATACCTTTAGAAGCTTCTAATGCAGTTTCTGCAAATCCACCTGTTTCTGTATCACACTCAATCATTGCATCATTTAATTGATCGAATGATATAGTTCCATTCTGCAATGCTTCGTATAATTCATTTGCATCTCCACTTGCAATACCTAACTTTTTAGCCACTTTAGTTAATGCAGGTGCCATTGTTTCCTGCAATGTTCTCCATGACTGCATATCAACCGTTCCTTTAGCAAGCATCTGTGAATACTGTTGTAAACCACGCGATGCATCTGCAGAACTTGAACCACTTGCTAAAAACGCATGGTTCAATGCAATAGTAGTATCTGTAGCCTTATCAATATTACCTGTAACTGCCGCCAAAGACTTAGATGTAGTAACAACATCTGCTAATGATGTAGGTAGTCCTTGTACCGACTGATTTAACTTTGCGACACTCTTTTGAGATTGTTCAGACGCAAATCCCAAAGACTTCATAACTTTTGGATAGGATTGCATGGTATCAAATCTGTCTATAGCTCCATCAAGAGATGAACTTAGAACGTTCATAGACGTTCCTATAACTTTAGTGATTCCAACGCCAGCCACAATAGATTTAACCCTATCGCCAAACGACTGACACGATCCTAAAGCTTTTTTCATTGTTGAGGACATATTCTTGTCGGTTGCCGACAATATAGCCTCGACACTAAAACTTTCTGCCATTGTTATCCCTCCTTCTTTTGTTCTTTTATGAACTGTGCTAAACCATCAAACTTGCTTTTCTTCTTAATACCCATAACTCTGTCCAACTGCTTTTGATAATCAAAGAATTTATCGAACTTCGTATATACAGGCTTTAACTTTTTGCCTGCACGCCTTCTTGCTCGCGCTGTCATATTCAAATAGGCTTGCAAGTGGATTTCGTATTGTTTATCTACGATTTGAAGCTCTTTAGACTTCATTAAGAGCCGATATTCATAAGGAGTAATATTGTTCACTTGCTCCAAATTTTTGAAGTCTAGGTATCTAAAACAAGTCATTACAACACGTTCATAAAATTCATTGAATGTTTCTTCTACTTCGTCTCTGCTTCCTGTACGCTCATTAGTTGCATCACTTCTTTTCTGCATACATTCGCATGAGATAAAAAATTGATTACATCCTCGAAAACTTTATCAATGTCTTCAACATCTTCTAGATAGCTTTCAATCTGCGTTTTTTTCAATCTAGGAGACTGCCCGCTGTTCATATAGAAGATACAGTCTACTAACGCATCAATATCTCCTTCAATGATGCTTGCAACCATATATTTCAATCCAATTTCTTTTTTTGTTCCTGTGCTTTGTACATCAATAGCTAACTTTTTATTAACTTCATGCAAGAAACCAAATCCTGCTACTAGTTGATAGATTTCTCCATTTACTTCAATTTCCATGCTTTTACTCATTTAAAGTCCTCACTTTCTAAATACAAATATAAAAGGGGCAATTTCTGCCCCATCATGCGTTTATTACGCTTCCTTAGTTACATCCTTATAAATGTAAGATGCGATTTCCTGTTGTTCTTTGGTTACAGTCGCATATCCATCTGCACCATTTCCATTTGCTCCAAACGTTAAATCAACTTCCACAGAGCCTTCTGCTTCTGATGAAATTGAGCATTCAGTCAAATATCCTTGGTAGTATTTAGATTTAAACTTACCGACATTTGTTTCAGTTCCTTCTTCCGCTAGGTTTACTTCCCAACATTCGACTAATTCATCTGCCAACATAGCCTTTTCTAATTTATCAATGATTGCATCACCTTTTGGCATAATAGATGTCGATGTAATTTCAATTTCTGCCACTGATGGTGTACGAATAGTTCCATCTTTTGTAGCGGTTGTATCTGCATCTTTTGTAACGTTTCGTTCGTTTTCTGTTGGGAAAGCAATTGCACTAGCATTTTCTTTCTTTGAATCTTTTGCAACTCTGAAAAGATAAATAAGCTGCTTACCATTTACCGCTTCAATTACTTTATCTGCGAACATTTGTAAATCAAATTTCATTATTTTCTTCCTCCTGTAATCTTGAAATCCAACTCTAGAACACCATGCATCAATGGTGCCCCTGTACTAGAATCCGATAATATCCGTTGGTTGATATTTTGGATCATAAAAGCAAAATTGTTTGTATGGTTAATTTGTCTAGCCACTTTCTTAATGATTTGCATGATTTCAGACAATTCTCCACGCTTCCTAGGATTGTTGTGCCATACATCCACAACTTGCGTGATAGTGCCTAGAATCATTGTTTTATTTCCATAATCATCAACAAGTTGACTGCTACCGATATAAACATACGGATATGGTGTGCCTTCACTAGGAAGGAACGTATCATAAACGCTTACTCCTTTGCTCTTTAACTCTTTTTTTAATTGCACTAGTAATGTACTAAATAATTCCTGCTGCGAATCCATATCATCACCTACTTAACTAGCTTTTTCATATCTGACTTGAACATTGGCACTTGTTGTTTGAACGCAGGTCTAACAAATGGTTGTGCATCCATGAAACGTGTTCCAAATTCAACATAAGGTGCATAATGTGTTGTTGGCCCTTCTGCATATGTGAATCCACCATCACGTGTTTCACCTCTGATACTCTTTTTAGTTGTTCCTATTGTATAGTCCCCTTTAAATACCGCATTGCTAACAGTTTTACTTTGCAATTCTATACCGTTTTGTTTGACTACTGTTTTCACATCTTCCAAAGAACAATTCTTTTTTAGCTTCTTCTGCAGTTTGTCTAATCCTCTTATTTCAACTTTTGCCATTTATTGCACCTCAGACAGAATAAAAGACTCCTTTGTACGGAGTCTTCGTGAATAATCTACTTTGTATTTCTTTTTACCGATTCGAATATGATCAAAAGGTTTTTGATAGATGTTCTGTATATGACAAGTAAGGCTTCCTTGTCTGATTTGTCCGTATACCTGCATCATAGTTTCAGTTCTTGTATCCATTACGGAAGCCATTACCATTTCTTCTACAAGTGAATCATCATCATAATTGCCTGTATTCTCATTATAAGAACCTTGCACAAATCTTTGAAAGTAAATAGGTTTATCGTACCTCATAAAAACCGAACCTTTCCTTTATTTTGATTGGCTTGCTCATCTCTCCAGGATTGAATCTCAGAAGAGAAAGAAGAGAAGTCATCATCATTAAATGACATTGACTCCCCTTCAACTGAATGTGTTTGAACACCCTCAGAACCAATCCTATTAAAGCGTTTGATGGACACTTCAGTAATGATATATTCTAGTTCGTCAGGTATGATTTGGACGCTTAGAAGCGTTTTGAGTCGACTTTCCGTAAGTCTTACAATGGTATCTAGCTTTTCATCATCAGTTTGCAAACCAAGAAGCAGTTTTACATCATTTAATACGGTTGTTGTCGACATATTCAATCACCTATGCCTTTAAATCAACAACTACATCGCCTTTTGAAACTGCTTTATAGTTTTGATCACATTCAACTACAGTACAGTGATTAGTTGCTTCTGCTTTAATATCTGCTCCTTCTTCGAAATTCTTCCATGTTTTTACGTCTGCACCATAAGCAACAGTTTCTTCAGAAGCTCCTACCTTATATTTGAATTTGTTCTTCATAGATTGTAACTGTTCTGCAACTGCAACTTTTGTAGTTCCTGATTTTTCACCTTGAGAAGCAGTCAATGTTAAATCACGTAATGTTTGAGTATTTGCATCTCCTACTGCAAAGTGTGCAATTGCATCTTGATATTCACACATTAAACGTAATCCCATAATAGCGAACATATCAGAAATAGCACGATCATAGTTTCCTTCTACATGGAATCCTAAGAAACCAGTAGTGCTATCTGTAGTATATGAAAGTCCTGCTTTTACAAATTCAGAATCACTTGGATCTACGTAATATGCAATGATGTTGTTCATTGGAGTAGCCACTACTGTTTTTTCTGCAACTCGGTCTGTTAAGAATACAATATCTGCTCCTAAGAAGCTCTTAATGTATGTTAAACCGAATGCAGTCTGCATAGATACATTAGCTTCTCCTAAATAGCGGTAAGCATCCAATGTGTTGACGAATACGGCAATACCAGTAGTATTTCGTTTCATCTGTTGGAATTTGTGTTTAACATTACCGATTGCCATTGCGATTGCCATTTGCCAAGTTGCTTCATGCCCTACTAAGCTACCTGAATTCAACTGTTTATATAAGCGATCAGTGATGTTATCTTGCAAATCAATACGGAACTGTTCATCAGTATCAGATACTGCAGCTTCAAAACCTTTTTCTGCAATTGCTTCAATAGAGACTGCTTTACGGAATTTCTCGATTCGAATTGTATCGAATACTTCTTCTTCAACTTTGTATTCGCTTAATGGAATAGATTCACCTTCTGCTACCTTTCCATCCTGTAATGTTCCTGTTACTTTCTTTGTTTTTAAAACAGAACCATTTGCTTTACGAATTGGGCGAATGATTCCTAATACATCCAATAAAGCTTGGATATTCTTTCCAAAACTAGTAACAAAATCAATTTCATGTGCTCTAACCTGGATGTTATCTGCTCCTGTTAATCCTGTAGGTGCTGCAAACATTTGCAAGTTCATGCCTTTATAAATTTTTTTCATATGTAATTAACCTCTTTCTATCTACTGGAATAAATCCATATTTTCCGCGATCATGCGTTGTCTTTCCATTGGATCAGTGATATTCAAGATTGATTCACGAGTTACCCCCTTGTTTGAACCTCCACGTTTAGGACCGTTGCCTTTCAGTTTTTCTTTAACTGCTTTTTCTACTTCAGATTCAAACATCTTAACGAATGCATCAACAGCTTTCTTTGTTTTATCTGCATCTTGATTAACTAGAACAGATAAAAGGTCATCACCAACGTTAATATTGTGCTCTGTGCACATTTTGCGTGCTTCATTTGTCATTTCTGCAATCGCATTTTTTGCTTTCAATTCATCCAACTCTTTTTGTACCTTGTCACGTTCTGCTTCTGCTCGTTCTTGAGCATTCATGTCGGCTAAGCGCTTAGCTTCTTTTTTTTCTTTTTCTTGATCTGCTTTCCAACGTGCAAACCTTTTATCAAGAATCGCATTCAAATCTTCATCTGAATACTTCTTTTCAGATGATTTGTCTTTTTCTTGGTTGTCTTGCCCTTCAGTTGATTGAGTCTGAGTTGATTGAGTGTTTTCTGTTCCTGTACTCTCATTCTCACTTGAATTTTCATCTGCAAAAAGTTGTAAGCAAAAAGGTAGTCTGTCATTGAATTTTTTCATATTTATATTTCCTCCTATTTTTCTGACTTTGCTTGTCATTTCCCATATCTTTTTAAGGCTTAAATGCTTGGCCTATAACCCATACAGTTTAACGACGTGAATGCTTGGTCTTGTTTGGTAATGTGGATATGTAGGCTTTGTAAGTCTTGGCTTTTCCACAAAAAATGCACCGTTGATTACGTACTTCAACGATGCACTCTAGCCACTTGTCAAAATAAACTTTTTCGACACGCTCCAAATATTTGTGATTACACATCTCTCAGTTCCACACATTCAGGATATGCTTCTTCTGTGCCTTTGCATCCAATTCTGAAGAAATTAATTGCTAATTCTCCAGCAAGATCTAGTCCTGAGATATACAACGTCTTGCTATCTTTATCAGGTTCGTAATATCTGCAAAGTGCATCGGATGTTTCGTCGATTGAATTGGCCAATGTCGCAAACAGTACTGAGATAGCGCTGCAGACGATATCTTTTCCTATTGGAGCGTAATGCGCATGGCCATGTACTTCAATCAAGCAATCACGTTTTGTCTGTTTAATCTTAATTTTTATCACATAGTATCACTCCCTTGCATAATAAAAGGCCACTCGTTTTGAGTGACCATAATTACATCATATTTTTTTAATACTCATCATTTAGTATGTTAAAGCGGAAAGGATATTGTTCGGTAAATCAACATCCGAAAGGCGGTCTTCATTTTTCCTGAATTCCTCTGAAATTTTGTCCCAGTTTTTATATAAAACTTCTGCGTTTTCCCAATCTTCCAAAAGATTTTCAAAAAAAACTTTATCGTCAGTTATTTTGCCATCTAAAACTGGTTTATTTTTCATAGTTATCAGTTCCTTTCTATACCAAAACTATAGCCTTTTTTTAGGAACTTTTCAATAGCAACATCTTTATCTTTGTACTTTTCAACTATATCTTTCATAACAGATTTTGCTTCTACAAAATTAAAGTTATCGAGTTTGTTGATATACCAAGTTTTTCCTTGATTTGTAACAATTGTCATTGTTTTTATAGTAGGATATGTCATAAAAACATTTATATCATTCATAGAAAAATAAGACAGTCCAGGATGATTATGTACTAACTCCAATGTTCGTTCATCAGAAGAAACTAATAAATGGAATGTATCTGAATCACCTAAAAAGTCTACACTATCCTCTGTCCCTTTTACAAAATTTGTCGGTGTCTTCTCGGTGTTAGTTATTTTTCTTAGTGCTAAGACTTCATTACTATTATTGTACTTCTTTGAATAGGATAATAATTCTTGTCTTACAAGCATCGACTCATGGGCTTCATCCTCTGTATACCCTGTTGGCCTAACATTTTTTATTTTGTTTATAGCCTGGCTTGTAATATTTACTTTATTTCCTTTTTTGTGTTGCTCTATTTGAGTATTAAAATCAATACTCTTCCACTCATCAAACCTTAAACTATGTTCTCCATTTGCTAAGCCATCTAGCCACTTCTCATACTCCTTGCGGTCTGAATAAGGTGCGAGCGCACAATGACAATTCGGATGTAAAGGTGGAGCGTTCTTGCCTATTTCCATGTCTTTAAGTTTGAATGTTTTGCCATCCATTTCTTTACATAATGGACACACATCTTTTAAGCCACAGGCTACATATTCATACTCATCTATTCCGTTAGCTTCGTAAGATTCAATCTGTGCTTGTGTTTGAACTCGTGCAATTTCTGTTCGCAACAATCTTTCTGCATTGCATCTTGATACATCGAATTTCTTTCGTATCTGAGGTATAAACTCTCTAGGATTCTTGCCTTGAATCAATGCACTGGATAAAACACTGGATAAACTGTTTTTTAGTTGGTCTTGATTTACCCAAATTCGTTCTGAAAAGGTTGCATTCTTAAAAGATGAATCTGCTACTGCTTTGGCCATCTTCGCATTGTCAATCACTGTATCACCTAAGATAGAAGCATTACGTTTGAGTTCTTCTAAATAGGCTCCTTCCAGTTTATCACCAGTATACGACTTCAATTCGTCATGGCCCGCCACAAGCTCTAATCCAATGTTCGCTTTTAAAAGCTCCAATCGGTTGACTTTCATTGCAAGATTATAAAGTCTCATCTGTTCATTGGCTTCATCTGAAAAGTTCTTTTCCTTTACATACTTCTTAGCTTTTCTTTGATATGCTTGGATATCTATGTTAGAAACTCTCTTTTTGGCTTCTGCCATAGTGATGTTTTCTTTATTGGCATAGCGAGTAAAAAAGGATTCGATTTCTTTTTCTACCGAATCCATCATATTTGCATATATTTCTTGTATTTCATCTGCATATTGCTTTTCATCCTTTAAACGTTTCTTTTTCCATTCCAGTTCACGATCTCGCCAATATGTTTTACTGCTCATCGTTTTGTGAATCCTCATTATTTTGGAAGATTCGGTTTTCAGTTTCTACCATATCATTCTCATCTTCCTTTTTGATACGTTCCATTTCTGCATTCGTATCCTCAACTGCCGAGATAAACGACAACTGGGTTTCGTGAGACACGATTCCTGATAATTGTGCAGCAGTCTGAGCTTCTTCTAATAAGTTTGCAGGATAATTTTGTGTAAACTTGTATTCAACCTCAAGCCAGTCGTTTTCAGAACGATGTGTGATTGCATTACTAAATAAGACACGATATCTACGATTCATTCCAGACGTGAACTTTCGCTCTTTCGCTTTTGCAAGGTTTGACATAGAAAGAAGTTTATATCTCAATGCAATACCTGATGACGTTCCAAAGTTCTCGTCATTGATATTGGCTACCATTGAGTTTTGGAAGATTAAACGCTCTAATCTGTTGATCAGATTTTCCTGTGTTGCATCTGCATTTGGCTTTGACATGAAATCAACTACAATTCCATCACCACTTCCATCCATTGACTCAAAGTTAATTGTTCGATTGTCACGAATGTGTACCAAATCTGAATCTTCTACTTTCGGACCTAGGATTTTTAAATAGGCATCTGCGAAATAATCAACATCATTTGCTTTTTCTGACATTGCTTTGTTGTAGGCATTAATCAAACTGTATGTTGATTCAAAAATAGACATACGCTCTTCATTCTCAATGAACTCCGTAGCAGGAATATCGTTGAATCCATGCTCTATGCCATTAAACACATGAAGGCCACCTTTATCGTTGAACTCATATTTATATGTTTTGTCGTAGATATATCCACGCATAACCTCGTCTACAATCTGATAAGTTACAAAATATCTTGGTTTCTGAACTGTTGATTCATCATAAACCATGAATCCTTCTCTTGGATCTAAATAAGTGATTCCTAAATTTCCATAATCATCATTGAAATACAATTCATATCCTTTTCCAAAAACACTACAAATCTTAGATAGTTCTGCATTGTTATCGTCCTGATCATTGTATTTATCTAGCAAGTTGATATAATCATCGATTTCTTTTTTCTTAGATGACACTTTGATCGGAACGCCAATAAAAAAACCGTTGAATGTATCAACAATGTATTTTGCAAAGTTGACCACCACACGGTTATCTGGTTTATAAGATTCTTTATCTTTTTGATGTAAGATCGGATAATCACCAATATAGGCATCATATAGCTTTTTATACCTGTCTGTTATTAATGATTTATGCTTTGTTATCAATCCATTCAACACTTCAATATTAATGATGTCTTTATCGTCAGATAGCTTAAATATCGTATCCGGTTTAATAATGTATGCGTTCATTAAATACCTCCTTTAAATGTCCTTAATTTAACTCGTCCAAATGTATATTTTTCAACTGCATATCGCATTGCATCCATTAAATGGTTAAAATCATCAATTGGACGATTTATTTTGTTTCCTAATCTATCTTCATCCCATGTATAGTTACCAATTTCAGTTATGAAATTAACACATCTAGGATGAATGATGATTTCAAAATCTTGAATATACTGAATTCCATGTGTGATGGAATCCTTTCCCTTTTGTGACTTCTCAACACGAAGTCCATACCCCCTAAGTTCATCAATCGACTTAGGCTCTGCACAATCTGCCGTAAAAGACTTCTTTTGATAATGCGCGTTTTCAATCTCTTCATATAGCTTTTTATTGGAAAGACCTTTTTTATAAATTTCATCCCAAACATAAATCTTTTTATGTTCTGTATTAATGAAACCTATAAAAACTGCAGCAGGGTCATTTGTATACCCAAAGTCAATACCATTTACAGAATCACAGTTGATGACTTGATCTAGTGTAAATTCTTCTTCTTTCCAATTCTCATAAACCAATCCATCAACGATACCCCAATTTCCTAATCCTGCAACTTGATATCGCCTAGGATTTTTCTCCTTCATGTTATCGAACAATCTTAAATCAGCTTCATCTAGCCATTCATTACACTTATAATTGGTTGTGATAGCTAATATATCAGGGTCGTTCTTAACATCAAAGAATCTTTTTTTAAGCCAGTGGTGTTCATTCCCATTTGTGTTCATGTAAGGTCGTTAATCTTACACCGCTTTCGCAGCTCATTGTTACCAATGAGATCAGACTATATCACCATCTTGAATTTTTAAGATGCCCCCCATTTCCGCTCACTTGAGCGTACTCCATTAAAAAAACCGCATTAACTGCGGTTAGGATAGTCGTTAAACTTTTTTTATTTTCATTCCGTTAATAACACATTCGTTTGATTTAGATAATTTATTTATTAATTTAGTTGATAAATTATATCTCTTTTGTAATTGATATCCACTTATAAATACTTCACCTGTTGTCTCGTTTATATACTTTCCAGTTAGTTCGATTTCTATAAGCTCTCCAGATTCAACCATTTTATAAACCTTATGCCTTGTAACACCTAAACAATCAGCAGCTTCTCTCATTGATGAAAAACATTGTTTTCCATCTGGTGTAGAAACAGGCTTTCTTATTGAATTGTTTAGATCTTCTTTTTGTTCACCAGTCCATACATTTGCTATGGTCTTTTTGTGCTTTTCTGTATAAGCGATTTCTTTATCTATTGCATCTTTTTTTGTGCTTGCAGTATCAACGATTGCTATTTCAACATCTTTGAACAATTCAAGATTGTTTGCAATCATGTATTTATGTATTGGCTGTTGACGTGTTTTATCTCTAAAGCCTCTTCTATGCTCATTGATACGAGCACCGATTGTCCGTGTGCTTCCTACATAAATAATCTTTTGTGTTTTAATTTCTCGAAATAGATATATGTAATAAAATGGTGTTTGTTTCATATCTATATTTTACCATTATATTCCATTCCAAGCAACAAACGAAAATAAAACTTAGCTTTTGATTGCCCTCTCTTTCGAGTAGGGTTTTCCAAAAATTAAAGGGGTTTTCATATAAAATCACTTTTATATGCCGCAAAATCTACGGGTTGAAAGTAATCATCCACTGTTTCCAAAGATAAGGCGGTAGCTCACCACGAATCGACTCATCCAATGTATCAAAGTCTTTTTCGCTCGTTATTTCATAAGCTTCTTCGAGCCATACCCAACATAGAAACCCATAATCTACAGTGATGGATGTTATTTTTAATGGATCATCAAGTCCTCTAAAGAGAATCTTTTGTCCAGTCGGAAGATAAGTTGCTTCTAAAGGAGAATATTTAAATTCCCATAAGTGTTCAACCTCTAATCTTCTTGTTGCCCATTTCAAATCCGTGAAGCACGAATCTTTAAGCGTTCGATAAGTCTTACGAACTACCAATGTATTCGACTTATCATACTTCATCATGTTGTAGATGATTCGCAATGCAGTTGTTTTTGACTTCTTGGAAGCACGAGAACCTTTGCATGCTGCATAACGTCCCCTGAAGTTCCAATAGGATTTATATCCTTTTCCTACTATTTTAGGTAAATTGATAGATTTAGTCTTCAAGCTCATCCTCTCCTTCAAACTTAGGTACTACGATTTCTGCTTGAACTTTGTCTGTAAACAGTGAATATCTTTTTCCAAGTAATTCCGCAGCTTTATTTGCATCAGAAAGCTTTGCAGGAATCTCAACGATTTGAGGAACTTCTTCTTTGACTGTCTGCTTTCTTGGTCTGCCATCGCCTGTATTAACATACTCTGAGCGTTCTTTTGTCACTGTAACAACAACAGATTCTTTCATTTCTCGTCGCATTACTTTTGTGAGGTATTCCATGACTTCTTGAACATCTGCCACATTGTTACTGTGCGCTTTCTCAAGACACTCATCCACATATTCTCTGATATGCGGTAAAGCTAATAACCTGGATGCATGCTTTGATGCATTATCTCGGCTCTTGCAATTCTTATAAACTTCCAAATAAGCATCCACTGCGTTCATCGTTATCAAATACTTCTCACAAAAAAGCTTTTGCTTTTCTGTCAACTTAGCCATAGAATTCCTCCTTTCATTATTTTGAAATTAAATATCTGTCTTAGTGCCCTTTCCATCCTTTTCTTGGTGAGCCAGCTCCTCTTACCCACAATTGATCTACTTCTTTTGCTATTTGTCTTTTTCGACGACGTTGTTCTGAATCTTTATTAGCTAAATCTCGGCTTGTAAGCTTTTGTACTTTATAACCCATAGATTTTGCCCTAGAAGCTATATCGGATAAGGTCCTAGGAATTTCCCTACTTCCACTATCAGCAAATGATGCCCCAGAAAAAGAAAATACTTTCTTCCCTTTTTGCCTATACTCAAATACAGTTCCATCTCCTGTGGTAACAGTTAAACCAACTGTCCCCCCCCGATTTACATATTGGCCTCTTCCACCCATATAATATTTCCTCCTTATTCATGTATAAAAAAAGCCAAGACCTCTGCCTTGACATAATTTCTTATATTACTAGTTTACCACGGAATTCTTGTCCACTAGGGGACAAAATGCATTATTCGTAACTTTTTACCTCAATAACTGTATAACTGATTGGATCACCATTCTTTAATCTTACTCGCATTTTCGCATTCAATTTTGATACTAGTGGAAAGCTAATCTCTTTTTCCTTTACTTTTTTCAAAAAATTCTCATCCTCAATATCTGCATTGATTGTTCTTCCAAGGAATTTAAACTGCCATTTACTGTTTCCTAATAAATCAGGCTTCCGAACAGTTAGTACTCCTGTAGCTTCTTGTTCGGTGATATCACCATTTAGTGATTCAACATCAATAGGATTCCTAGTTCTAATTAAATCGTCTTTATCCATTTCAACGGTCTTTACTGTTTTATCATCAGTAACTGCAATAGAAAATCCTGTCCGCTCACCATCTTCTGAAATAGTTTTTGATAATTCTGATAAGCACTTTTCTATTGAGGAATCTCTTGTGTAAAGATTATATGTTCTGTTATCAATATAGGTTACATTACCAACACAAGACTTGACTATAGTATTATTCCCTTCATGAATTACTTCTACAGGCATTTGTCCACCAAGATTTTTCTTCAGTTCAACAATACTATTAAACGATTCTAGGATAGGTGGCATCAATGGAAATAATACAGTAGCCATATCAACAATCTGCTCTATCGTTATCATAAAGCTACCTTTTTCGATATTCTTTACTTTAAATTTACAAAAGTCATTTTCGCCTTTAAACCTTAATGTAAGTGTTTCTTTTTTCATGACATACCCTCTTTTAATCAACATTATTGTACCACCTCTTCTTTTAAACACTAATACCTATATGAACATTATCAACGTCAATTAAACTAATTTACCAATTTCTCTGCGGATATGTTTGTACATTCCGTTCTTTGTATAACCATATTTTTCCGCTACATCCCACGCATTTAGATTCCAGAAGTATAGTTCAAACAGAATATTCTGATCTCTCAAAGATAAAAGTTCGATTGCTCTGCATTCATTTAACCGCCTACGATAATAGTTTATTTCTTCCACTTTTAAAGTTTCTTCTTCCATCATCCCTAAAGGACTTGTATAAGAACCGTGAAAGGTCGGCATAGGAGCATTTGATTTCTCCTGCTCCTTTGTCAACCTAATTGGATTATGACTCAGCCCTAACATTTTATGATTCAGAACCTCAAGTTCTTCGTTTAATTCAATGATTCTATGGCAGCAATAATTAGCCGACTTCAAATCATTCAACATTTGATTTACTTTTAATTTGTTCATTTTGTCCACCTACTTCTTCTTTGCGACAGCTGACCCTCTGTGCCAAGATTCCTCACCACCGCGATATCTTCTCTCGTTCGCTTTTTCTTGGTGTTTCTTATACTCTTTTAGCCCAAAATTCTCACGTTCTAATTTGACGATGTAATTCGTAATTTGTTCTAAGCATGATTCCATAGAAATAAATCTAGTACTAAACCCTATCAGATCCCATATCTGTCTATCTAAACGAGCACATGCTTCTCTTACAAATTCATCATGAATGTCATTTATGTTTTCTACTAAAAAAACTTTCATCATTCCACATCCTTCAAATACTCAAACTCTTTTAGCAGCTCATCTTGTTTCTTTAGCATTGTCTCAATCATGCGTAGTTCTGAGTCTTTCATTACTTTTCCTCCTTGTTGTCTTTTGAGAAAATCCATTCAAGTGTTTTGAACAGTTCTTCGTTTTGTTTTTTCTGCTCTTTCAGTAAGGCTTTATGCTTTTTTAGATCCACTCCGCCAAACCATGCGTCCATATTGCTCAGGCCATACATGATTTGTTCTTCTTGAGTGAAAGGAAGGTTGTTCTGGTCATGCCCTTCTGGATCTAGAACGAAATCATATTCATCTGGAGTTCCGCAGCCATTCTGCAGATTGAAGTACTGGATGTGTCCATCGTCATCCAGGTACAATCTGTCGTGTTCGTTTGTTCCGACCATGTGAATGCATTTCGTGCAGTAATCTCTCACGTAGATGGCCGGCATCTTTATACAGTCAAAAATCATCATTCTCGATTTCTCCTTTAAAACTTCGCCATTCTTCGTCAGAACGGAAGGTCGTCTGATGCAATCTCAAGAGCATCAACTTCGGCTTGTTGAGTCAAACTTTGCGCATACTGCACATTCGATTGATTGTGATTCCTTGTCTGAGCTCCATACGATTGATTCTGAGCGTAACTTTGAGTGCCATAGGTATTTGTAACTCCTAGAGTGTTCTGCCCGTTAAAATCATTTCTAGGTGTCAAAAACTGTACATTCTCTGCAACAACTTCTGTGACATAGACTTTTTGCCCTTGCTGGTTGTCGTATGAGCGTGTATTGATTCGGCCTTCAATGCCTAGCTGATTGCCTTTCTTCTGGTACAGTTGGATATTGTCGGCCAGTTTGTTCCATGCAACGCAGTTGATGAAATCAGCATCTTGTGTTCCGTCTTGATTCTGTCTTCGATTGACTGCCAAAGTAAACGAACAGACACTCGTTCCGTTTTGTGTCTTTCTGAGTTCTGGATCACGTGTCAATCGGCCAATCAGAACGACTCTGTTGATATCTTGCATAGGCTCACGCTTTCAATCCGCAATCATTTGCGATTGCCTGCATAGATTCAGCCATCATCTGACGCATCTTTTTTGTATCGGCAGTAACCAAGTCGACCAGGTCGTTGAATTCCACCATGTTGATCGTGCTCTTGAAAGCTTGATACTTCTCAACAAGTGTCGGCTCGACATCTGGTTCTTCTTCCTGGATGGATTCAACGACCTGGTCGACTTGGTTACTGCTTAGGTTCTGCATTGACTACGACCTCCGTTTTTTCTTCGATTTGCTTTTTGGCAGCGGGTCTTCCACGTCGCTTTGCCACTTTCTCAACGATATCCGATTCTCGAATGTTCATTCCGTTGATTCGGTATGGTGCTACGTTGTCTGTGTCGTCAACGTATGCGATAAGTCCTTCTCTGTCCACTCCAGCACAGTGATAAACGACTTTATCACCAGGAGCGTATTTGAGTTCTTGTTTTTCGATTTGTTTTTTAGTTTTCATTTTCACAGTTCTCCATTTTTGATTTTTTCCTGCAGCTGCGCTAATTCGCTTTGCAGCTGCTCTTCTGACATCTGGACTGGTTTAGCATAGAATTTCTCATCTAGCTGGATCGCTTTGATTCCTGGATTGTCTTCTTCGCGTTCCGCTTTGCTCCATTTCTTCAAAAGTCCTTTCCAGTCCCTGATAGGGTCATTGCCTGTCTTCCATCCGGTGGATTCGTAGTGTTTCCAAAACTTTTTGGCATCTACGTTCAAGTTGTGTTCCTGGATGTAGTCCACGATTTCTGAAATGGACGGTTTAACAAAACAGTCAGTCCAGTCAGTCTGCACATTTTCGTTTGTTGCACTTTTTGACGCAGCCACACTATCTAACTTCTGACTACTGACTGACTTATTTCTAGACTCTAGACTCTTATCTCTAGACTCTAATCTCTTATCGGACAATGTCCTTTTTTTGTCCGGGACAATGTCCTCTACTTTGTCCTTCGATTTTTTCTCTGTTTTTGAGCTCGTTTTTCGAGCGCTTTTTGAGCCTTTTTTAGGACTCTTTTCAGACGGATTTTTCTTTTTATTTTCACGATACAATCTCTTTTTTTGTGCCCATCCGGTTTCTGATCCAATCATCGATTCATAGTTTGCAATCTTCATCACATTGTTCTCAGACACTACAATCAGTCTTAAATTCTGGAATAATTCAAGGGCCGCTCTGACTGTGTCTGCGGAAAAAAACTTTGTGTCACGTGCAATTTTATCGACAGTGTATGGAACTAATATATTGCCAATTTTTGTAGCTAAAACACCATCTGTATTTGATGTCATGGTGCACAATTTAATGTATAGGGTTACGTATTTACATCCGTCTTCCTGAGATAAAAGAAAATCGATTGCGTCACTTTCGAAAAAATCAGTCTTCAACTTGATCCAATAATAAACTTTGCTATTATCCTTGATTTCCGACATATGCAATCCTTTCTATTCTTCTTGTTCTATTTCATTTATAACTACCATTACACATGGTTTCTGAGCATATCTCTTGAAGACATGCAGGTCTGATACTTGCTTATCATCTTCGAAAGCCACTTTATTTAAAGAGTCCAGTACAACCTTTGCAATGTTGTCGGAATCTGGCTTCTTTTGTGGTTGGATTTCATTTGCGAGCATCTTATTTAGTTTCACTTTTGATACATTCTTAGGTGGCGAGAAATACGCGAAAATCTTCACTTCCAGGGACCCTTCCAGCATGCTTGGAGTACCACACTGTTCCATGAAGCTTAATCGCACTAGATTCTCATATTCAACTGTTTTAGGTGGTGTATGCACACTTACATACTTACCACGATTAGAGAATCGAGGCCTTCCTTTGGACCCCGGTTCTCCTGGTACTACAAACTGATAACGCATTATTCTTTGATTTCTCCAGTCACTGGATCTTCACCAGGTTGTTCCTGATATTCTGCATCAAAGAATTCGTTTGGAACTTCTGTCATATCTTCTTCAATCGTTGTCTTGATTGATTCATCTGTATTCACTTGCTTAACGAATTCAGTCTTCAAAGGAGCATATTTAAGCAACTTCTTCAAAACTGTTTTCTTGGCCATTTCATCAAAGTTTGTTTTCCATGGTCCACTCGAAAATGATTTTGAATATTTTTTCGCATGATCAAGAACATCTTCATACGACATGACCTGGAATCCTTGGCCACCATTCACTAATTTGAATGTTGCATAATAATAGATTGGCTTACCTCGATTTGTTCTTGCAGGCTTATGTTTAAGCACTGGATCCATACCAAGCTCATACTCAAACTCATCATTTTCATAAACGACCTGCGCATCAATCATCTTGACTTCGCCTGAACGATATGCCAGGTCAATCAATCCTTTATAGCCAATCTGGAACTGACAAGCTCCACCATACGGAATCAAATAGGCTTGTCCTAACGGAGTGTTAGGTTCCAATCCTAATTGTGCTGCATTCATCATTGCAGCCAAGAAGGACTGTGGAGTACATGATTCTAGCTTGGCATTATTAGATACTGCAGATAATGCGATTCGTGTAAATCGTTCTGGAGTCATTACACTAGGCAATGCTTTTGCGATTTCTCCTGACATCACAGAAATATAGTCTTTAATTGTTTGTGGCTGTTTTTTGGCCACTTTATTCGACTGCGTCTTTGCAATCATTCCTTGTTGATTTGTTGTCGTCATAAATATTTATCCTCCTACTGTTCTTTGACTAAAAATCTTCTCATTTTTCTTTGTGTTAAGTATTGATCATAAAGATCAGGTTCATCTTTTCTGAATTCTTTAGTATCGAATGTATTTGATACCGATGTTTTCCATGTAACTTTGAACTTGTCGGATGTTCCGATACCAGAATCACCTAAGTAGTTCTTTACTTCATTCTCATGCTTCTTTTGAATATCCTGAAGCTCCTTGATTTTATCTTTGACCATCTGCAAAGCATCCAGTTCCGTCTGCAATGGAGTTAGATCCACAATGTTGTCTTCATCATTTTCTACTGGATGAAGTTCACTGATTGCTTGTGCAGTGGAATCCGAACCATCGATTGTCGGTTCAATGTCGTTCTCAACACAGTTCCAGAATTCTTCTTCTGCCTCAATCAATGCACTTACTTCATCATCGCTTCTTAAAACCTCGTAGCAGTACAAGTCAACTCCTGGAATATAAATAGCTATATACCACTTAGAAAGACCCGTAACTGCCATATAATGCATACACTGTGCATAATACTGAGGCGGAATATTTCCCTTCTGATACATATCCTTGTTGTATTCAGACGTTGTCTTGATTTCAAGACCTGCATCCTCTCCAACAACCAATCTGTCAACGTTGGCCAACATGAATGGATGATCTACAGATTGAAATGAAAATCCACTCTTTCGACATTTCTTGCCAGTTTCTTCTTCCCAACGTCTGGCCACATAAGCTTCCGCATCTCGACCAAATCGCATACGCTCATTGTCAATGTTCTTGTGGATTCGGCCAGTCTTTTCACACCACAATGCGTAAGCTGATTTGTATTTATTCAAGCCTAATACGGAACCGGCATCAGAACCACCGACTCCTTTTAGACGATTATCCAGCCACTCTTCATGGGTAGCTGGTAATTTATGCTTGATCACATTCTTCATCTTCATTTGATTCATCCTCTCTTTCTTCTTCTGGTTCACCAGAATCATCTATATAACGGTTGTCGTTCCATTCTCTCCAATCGTCGATATCATTAAAGAATGGCATCGCTATTCCTCCTTGGATGGTTCATGTTCTTTTAGAAATCTGTCCGTTTCGCCATCGTAACATTCTGCACAGACTGCAAATCCAAATCCATATGCAGTATGTACTTCTCTCGATGTGTACATCTCACCGAATCTGAATATTCTTCCACATTGTGCACATGGCACCATCTTTCCCATATCCTCTTCATACGTTCTGCATTCATCAGGAAGAAGAACATCTTCATACTTATGCAGCTTCGTGTTGTATCTACCTGCTCTAATGGACATTGTGCTTACCTGTTTTGTTCATATTGATTTGTCTTTCAAGCTCTTTTGAAAAAGCCTGCGTGCACGCTTTGAAGCATTCAGTGATTAGATCAGGCTTCATGTTTGTAGTAATTCCAAAGATTAAAGCACCGGCTTTTGATTCACCAGTTACAACTGGAGTATCGAATCCAGGAATCACTCTCAATTCAAATGCTGCTCCGCAATTCTTAACTAGATTCTGGAACTCTTCTATAATTGCGTCACCCTCTTCTTCCGATACATCACCTTGTAGCTTTTCAAACAACTCATTAAGCTTGTCATTCATTTCATTATATTTTTTCGACTCTTCATCGAATTCATTTCCGTTCTTTTTTAACACGAACTGTTTCATTTTTGATTTTCTCCTTATTCATTCATACTCAAACCCTGCAACCTGGATATCACAATCTGCTAATTATTTATGCCCAAATTCAAACGTGTTTTTTTTGCTTTATCTTAGGAAGTTTAACCAGTTACGATCATGGATTTTTTTGACGTGCTTGCATTATTTATGACAATTTTTTAAGAAGGTATTGAGATATCGGTCTATTATGAAAAGAATGATCCTTTTTCTAGCAGACCACGTCACTTACGGCAATACCCAGGTTGCAAGATTTGAGTTATTTGTTTATAATTTAGTTGTTAAATTTTGATTGACCACTTTCCTAATAAGTGGTCTTTTTTATATCCTTCTTGTGCTACGCAGCTTGATCAGGTTATCCAAATAAGGCTGCAAGCCAAGAACATTAATTACCTTTGCGGTTGGCCATCCGAAACAATTGGATTGAACGCCAAGCTTATTCAACTCAGTCTTAACCGTTGCGCTGCAACATCCAATAATCTCTGCCAAGTCTCCCTGCGTGATATATGCATACTTTGTAAGCTTCTGGATCTTGTCCTCAACTTCTGCATCATATTCCATACAAGAGACTGTTCTAATATTCTTCATAAGCTGAACTCCTTTCTACAGTCGAATAGACTGGATGGTCGCACATACAAACGCAGTAGCGATCATACATCCAATCACTAACACAACACTCGCAAATAACATCCAGTTTGCGAAACGCTGCTTTCTGCGCACTGCCTTCTCTCTTTTATCTAGATCAGCATAACGATGCATCATCTTTGTATATTCTGTTTGATGTGGATTGTTTGCAAACGGAGCCAATTCACATTGTTGTTCTTTGATTTCATCTGTTTTTTTTACAGTTCTTTTTTTCGCAGCTGTTGCTTTATTGGCTGATGTGTTTGCTCTTGGCATGTTTATATCCTTCACTTTCTATTTTTTCGATTGCTTCATCCAATTTGAATCTGAAATTGAACTCTTCTATATCCTGCATTCCTAGATAATAAAGAAGATCAATATCATCGTGATTGAATACGTAGCAATGTTCCTTATCCATATAGCCTTCTGGCCATGGACATCCTGCATAGTCATAGAGATTCTTTGTTTTAGGATTTGCTTGAAGTCTTCCGATAATCATCAACTTCTTTGTTCCTTCTTTAAGAACTACGACACTTCCGATAGGTAATGATTCTTGCATGTTCTACTCCTTTCTACTGCGTTCTACTACGTTTTACTATGTTCTACTTCGTTCTGGTGCAGCACTTGAGGTGCCACTTCTTACTGATCAACATGATTTGGTTACTGTTTTGTGTGCGAACACTTTTGTCCGATTAATTTTTAGATATTAGATCAATAATTAGTTTTGGAGGCGATTCTTCACCTCATTCTTTTATGATAAAAACAAAACAGCGTCTATTTCTTTTGATTTGCGAACAAGAGATATTTTCATGTCATTCAGATTTTGCCATGTCAATATGATAAGGGGACCTCATATTTTAGAATCTAGATTCTGCGAATGTTTGTAGGTAGCGCTAGAACTATGATTCTTGACGATAGCAATGAGCACTAATGGAATCTATTCCTTTCTATGCTTGAAATGACACCTCAAGTACTGACCAGAGAAATTTTTTATTTATGTGCGTTAAGTAAGGGTTACACTAATCTTTACTTTCTTTAAAAGCTGGATTTCATTGTGAAGTTCAGCTTCTTTTTGTTCTACCAAGGCCACATTAAAGCCTCCGTCTACGAACATTTTATGAAGCTCCTGACTTAACTTTTCGATTCTTTGATAATTGTCGATTGTAATATCAACCTGTTTGGGTTCTACTTTTAAGCTCATATTCATTCTCCTTTGTATGCTCGTAGCATACTTTTTCTGATTTTCTATGTGATACAATCTCCTTTTGGAAGGAGGTGAGTATACTTATGTACAATTTGATATCCGTACGATCAAGTAGAATGAATGCTGTTGGATGGGATGAAGGCACCATGTACATTCAGTTCAAGAATGGAGCCATATATGCTTACTACAATGTCAGTGAGACTGAATACAAAGCCTTCATTTCTTCACCGTCATTAGGACAGGCACTAAATACGTTCCAGCATAGACATCCATATCGTCGTGTTTAATCTGTTGGAGTAGACAATTCCTTGCTTACAACAGTTACTCTGTCTACATCTACAACTACAGAACACATAGGGTTAAAGTGACTTGTTAAGTACTCTTGCAAAGGTTTAGCAAGTACCTTTAATTCATCTGGATCAATTCTTACTTCCGGAACCAATCTAACATTTAAATGAGGACTAGTTATTTCAACACCGTCACTGTTGATAATGACTAGTTTTTCTTTTGTTTTTTCATCCTCAACAATCAATTCTTTCCAATCATTGGATAAGATCATTTTTGATTCATCTTCTTCCATATAATTTCTTCCTTTCCTCCCATCCTCAAGTACCGCGCCAATGTAAATTGGTTTACCCCCACATCTCCTTACATGCTTTTTTGAATTCAGGAAAAACGTTGGTAAACATACTGATAGGAACCTGTTTGGCATCACAAATAACCTTAGATACATTTGAACTCTTGTATTCCTCAGATTCCTGAACCATATGAATCATTCGATATGCCATTACTTTATTGATTCCTAGTGACATTACGTCTTTGTATCCTAATAATGTCTTTGCCATGCGTCTTCCTCCTTTCTGTGGTAGTCGTTGGTAGTATTCTTTATTCTTAGAAGGTTAAATAAGACCTTCTTTTTTTAATGCCAAATAAATTGCCTTGCTTCTACAAACTTCTATCACCTGCTTTAAATACTCAATATCATTACAATCATTCAATTTTTCTAGAAATGATTCTCTTTCAATTGGATCAAGTGATTCACTATAGTTTTTTTGCTCCATGATGATTCTCCTTTCTGTGGTAGTCGTTGGTAGCATTCTTGATATCGACTTATATAGTTTAGTTTTCTAAACTTCAATTGTAAAAAAATATGCAGGTATTTCGGATGGTTCAAACTCTAATACGTCACATGACTTTCTTATTTCTTGTTGTGAAAACTCCAATTTTCCAGAAAGTCTTAGAGATAAAGAAGTTCTACTTAAGCCTATTTTTTCTGCATATACTTCTTGCGTGCCTAAAACTTCTTTGATTCGACCTTTTAATTTCGAATAATCAAATTCGTAAGAATCCATTTCATTCACCTCCTTATGAAGTTTAGTTTTCTAAACCCATTAACAATATATCACTGTAGTTTAGCTTTGTAAACATATTTTTAATATTTTTCATACTTTTGTTGTGTTTTCTAAACAAACCCTATATCATATATATAAAGAAGGTGAAAAAATGGATACTACATCAAACAGACTGAAACAAGTCATGGAAGAATTAGATATCAGTCAATCAGAACTGGTAAGAAGAACAGGAATTAATAAAGGAGCATTAAGCAGCTACATTAGCGGAAGATATATTCCAAAGCAAAGAGCAATTTACGCACTTGCTTCAGCATTGGATGTTAGCGAGCCATGGCTAATGGGCTATGATGTGCCAAAAAATAGAGTTGAAGATAGCAACGCATCACTCTCCCCTAACGAAAAAAATCTCTTGGACATATATCGTGTTTTGGACGACAAAGGCCAGCACACAGTGGATACGGTTGCTCGTATGGAACTGGATCGGGTTAAAAAGGATAATAAGTAATTTAGGTATGTAATTATATCTGGATTTTGATTATAAAAAAATAAAAGGAGGAATATGATGTCAACATATAAGCCAGCTAAAACTTTAGATGAACAAATCAAATACTTAAAAGAAAACAAGAGAGTCTGTTTTAATATCATCGACGAAAAGAGTGCTAAAGACATATTGTTTAAATATAACTATATCAATAT